TGGCGCCGGCGGCGCTGGCGGTGGAGCGGCAGATCTGCCAGGCGGCCATCCTGACGGCCGTGACCTCATCGGAGAGGGCGACATCCCCACCCATCGCGCGCCCTAGGGCACTGCCTGGGGGTAGGCCGCGGATGAGGACCAGCAGCCGGCGAGGCGTCAGCGTGCCGCGCCACAGGTCCAGCAGGTCGACGCCATAGACCCTGAGCAGGTCGGCCTCGATCTCCTCCCCATGCTCCCTGAGGAGCGCGGGGAGGGCCATCAGTTTCCCGCGTTCAGGACCTCAAAGACCTGCTGGAGGAACTCACCCATGGCGTCAGCCGACACCTTCCCGTCCCGGCGGACGTGGTTCTTCACGTCGTCGTAGGCGTCGCCCAGGAGAGCCTTGGTGACGCGCATCATCGCGGCCGGGGAGGCGCTACCGTCCTCCATGGCGGCCAGCGCCTCGATCACCTCCCAGTCGGACTGGAAAGCGGTCGGGTCGACGGCGACGGTCAGGCCGTCGACGGTCACCTCCACGATGCCGCCTCCCTTGGCCTCAGCCTCCTGGAAGTCGCTCGGGGTCGCAGCCCCAATCTCGCGGGCGTGCTCGGCCGTCTTGCTCGTCTTCTTGCTAGTCATCTGTCGGTCCCTTTCAGTGGTTGGCGGTCCCAGGTAGTGGTGACCCCACCCCGGCGCAGGGACCGACCATCCGCGCCGGGGCAGGGAGAATGAAGGCCTATCAGGCCGGGATCAGCGACTTCGCGTTGGAGTAGATGACGTAGTCGCCCAGCACCGAGAGCTTGTAACTCCAGGCGGTCAGTTCGCCCACCTTGAAAGCGACCTCGCCGCGCTCACCCAGTTCCAGGCGAGGGAAGACAATCCTCATCCGGGTGCGGGCATCCCCGGTGGAGGCGGTGTCGAAGACGTCGAGGACGCCGGACAGGATGGTGACCTTCCGCTGCGCCTTCGCGGTGATCTTCGCGACGTCCGTCTTCTGCGGGCCAGCACCGATCTGCTCCTGAATCTTCTCGGCCTTGGCGTTCAGGAAGCGGGTCACAATGTCCAACTGCGACTCCAGGAGGGCGGCCTCCAGGCCAGTCTCCGAGGAGTCCATGAAGGTCCTGACCACGCCGTGGCCTTGGTGGCCTTTGATCTTGGTAACGGAGTCGTCCATGGTCAGCTTGATTCCGTCATCACTGAGCCATCCGCAGTCCTTCAGGGTGGCTGGGACGGCGGTGGTGAGGCCCTGAATCTTGGTGGCGAGGGCGGGGTCGTAGGCGCCCAGGTAGAGACTGTCGTCGTCCGACCCGAAACCGAGCACGTTGTCGGCGTTGGTAGCCATTGGTTCTCCTATGGATTCCGTGTAGTGATCTGGTAGGTGGCCGTCGCTCGGGCGGCCGTGATAGTCGGGTCGGGCGACTCTGCGGGGGCGTTCCCCGTGACCTTCGTGACCGGGTGGTCGTGGCCCGCCGTGAGGGCGTTTATTACGGCGTCAACGCGAAGGGCCAGGCTCATTGCCTGGCCCGTAGTTGGCGCGAAGGAATCGATGGTGACCTGACCGGTAGACAGGACCCGCTGGTGCTGGCCCTGACCGCCCGTAGCGATCACCAGCACCAGAGGCCCCGGCGGATCCCCGTCCTCGTAGGGGACGGTGGACACCACCTGCACATCGGTCAGGGCAGCCTTCAGTGCCGCCATCACCAGGGCCTTCGTGTCCCTAGAGGTGCCAGCCATCAGCCACCACCTCCCCCGCCGTAGACGCGCTCCAAGACATGCTTGCGGGCCTGCCTCAGCCCCGCCTCACGGGTACCAGCACGCACGTAGGCGCGGGCACGCGACGTCGTCGAGGAGTGCACCTTGAAGCCCTCCCCTGCCCGCTCAGCGAGCCCCTTCGCGGCCCCGTCGACGGCGTTCTGTGCCTCACGGGACTGGAGCATCTGGGCGACGCCCGGCCCGTTGAGCCGGAACTTGATCTTCCCCATCAGGCACCCCCCGTCTGTCTCGGGTCGGTGGCGGCGTGGAGCGTCACCACGCTGCCCTTGGGCCAGCGCGCCGGGGCACCCTCGACCCTGTACGTGATGCCAGCGACGCGCAGGAGATCGCTGGAGCGGATATCCGGGTGCTTGCCGCGCCAGTACAGAGTGGGCTGGCTGACGACCGGCGCTGACCCGGCAGTGACCGGCTCGCTGGTGCCGCCGGGGTTGAGCAGGGCGGGCGGCAAGGCACTCTCCAAGACCGGTCCGGGGACAGCCTCACCGTACTGGTCTGTGCCACCGTCGCCCGCCCTGAGTCTCGTCACGGCGACCAGGCCGGCGGCGATCACGGGGCCACCGCCGGAGCCAGCAGATCCACCTCGAACGCCGCACCACGTCGGCCGCCCAGTTGCTTCAGTTCAGCCGCCCGCAGGAACAAATCGCCTTCCGGATTCGAGTAGGCGTACTGGTCAGTGAACGGGCCCGTCGTGTGCATCTCACTGGCCAGGAGGCCCCTGGGCTCCGGAAGCCCGTCAGCCGCCCCCTGCTCGGCCTGCAACGCGCGCTTCACGACCGCGCAGGCGATGCGCTTCAGTGTAGACAGAGACGCGTGCTGCCAGCGCGGCGCAGAGGACTTGATGAGGTCCGTCGCGTCCTCCAGGAGGACCGCGGCCCGCTTGTGCTCCTGCTCAGACAGGCCACGCCACCGCGCCTCCAGGTCCTCGACCGTGGCGAAGGTGTCAGCCATTCTTGCCCCGCTTCGGGGTCTCCTCCTCAGGCGGGGTGGCGTCCTCGGGGACCTCGGGCTCCGTGGACTCCTCGGGGCTGGTCTCGGCGTGCTCGCCACCAATATCGGCGGCGTCGATACCCCACTCCTCCAGGAGTGGCGTCAGAGCGGTGAGCGTCTCCTCGTCGACGTCAGCGACCCCATCCACGAACTGCACGTGCGGGGTAGTCACCAGCAACGACGGGTGCTTGTGGCAAGTGATTCTCATGATTCCCTCTCTCTCTGAGGCAGGCGGGGGCGCCCCGCGCACTGTGGGGCACCCCCATGCCGCGTCAGCCAGCAGCCACCGTCAGGACGCCGTGAGCCTTCTCGTTGCCGTACTCCAGGCCGATCTCGCCGTAGAGCTGCACGTCATCCGACGCCCCGGTCTTTGCCAGCGGCTCAGCGAAAAAGTGCCCCTTGCCGGGGATCTCCATGAAGACCGGAGACAGCTGCTCCAGGGACGCGACGATCAGCTTCGTGGGCGGAACGTAGCGGTTCAGCATGATGTTCAGGGACCCGAAATCGGTCTCGATGGTCTTCAGGTTGACGCCGCCGACGTTGCGGGACGACTCCTGGTACTTCGCCTCCTTGATGAAGACCCTGGTGAGGGCGCGCTTCAGCGTGGAGTTCACGATGAGGGTCCGGGTCTCGCCCTCCTGGAGGCCACCGTTCGTCCAGACCTTCTCGATGAGGTCAACGACGTCGGCCTCAGTGAGTTCGCTGGCCTTGTGGGTGGTGGTCGCCACGTTCGTGGTGATCGCCTCGATGAGGCCGCGAGTCTTGCGGGGTGTCTGGTTGTCCGTCGGCTTGGCGTACTTCCCGGTGATGAAGGTCTTCTCGACGTCACGGCCGATCTGCTTCAGCTGGGTGCCGATCTGGAAGGCCAGTTCGTCGGCGGGCAGGACGGTGCTGCCGATGGTGACAGTCGTCGACCCGGTTGCCGGGGTCACCTGCTTGGTTGCGCCCTGGGCGGTGTAGGAGACGGACACGGCCTCCTGGTGGATCTCGGTGACGTTGGAGGCGGCGAAGCGCTTGCGGGCCTCGAAACCGGGGGCCTTCGCGCCCTCGGTGCGCTGGCGGCCGTCCTCGGCGTCGCGCAGGTCGTAGCCGGACCAGGACCACTCGGTCCCGCCGATGGACTTGCCGCCGGTCAGTCCACCGATTGAGGACAGCAGCGGCGTGTCCTCGGGGCTGGCGGCGAAGAGTTCGCCGACGTAGTTCGGGCAGTTGTAGGTGGTTGCCATGCCGGTGATTCCGGGCATCATGGCTCCTTTCGTTCGTGATGGCTCATCAGTGGGAGCCGAGCTTCAGGGCCTTCAGGGAGGCCGTGAGTGTCTGGTCTCCGGCCGCTTCGGCGGCGGCGATCTGCTCATCGAGGGAGGCGGCTCCCGCG